ATGTTACAAAGAAAGCTGGATCAGTTTCTTGACCTTCTAAAGTTAAAGTGAATCCACTTAAATCTCCCATTGCTGCTCCAGATACAACTGTACCTCCATTAACTTCTGCTCCGTGTTCTAAACCAACCATAAAGAAATTTCCATTATAATCTTCTATTGCAACGTGAGGTCTTGCAGTAGCTAATAATTTTATTTGCTCTTGTGTTGCTTTATCTAAAACTGGTAAAGTTAAATTTAAAGTTTGTGTGTAAAATGTAGTTCCGTTTTCTCTTGAACTATTAATTGTGGTTTCTAGTGAAGAATTACCTTTGATATCAAATTTAAAGAAGTCTGGTGTTCCACTTATTGCAGTAATCTCTCCAGATGCTATTGTAGTTGTTCCCAACGTACCATAATCTGCGAAATAAACTGCTTTTAAGCCACCAACACTACTTTTACAAGGTAAAGCTCTACCAGATGTAAGTAAACAAGCCATTTGTGTTATATTTTTTAAGGTTATTAAAAAAGGGTAAGCAGATTAACCACCTACCCTCATTATTATTTAAAAGCTAATATTAGTTAGCAGAGTTTGTGATTCCGTAAGTTACGATATCTTCAACTACTGCATATTGTACTCCAGCAGTATATCTCATAATGAAACGTACATTTTTAGATCCATCTAAGTCAGCCATATCTAATACTTTTACTTCGTTGTGGTCTGCTAAAAGCCCAGTTCCGAAGAATAAGTTAGATTTTTGAGCTGCAATAGCAGTATCATCAGAAAGTCCGTTACAAGCTACGATTTTTACACCATCAAAATATTGGATGTCTATATCTTGGTTGTTTCCTAATCCATTAACACCAGCTGCTCCTTGACCTCCACTTTGGAAACCTCCTAAAGCTCTTTTGTAAGCTCTAAAGATGTTTTGTGCAACATAAATGTATAAATCTTCTTTACCATATACGCTTGTTGGAATAGCATCTACAATTAATCCTAATTGAGCAACTACGTTTGAAGAATCTACAGTAGTTCCAGCAACTTCTTGTGCAGCTGGTAAGTCAGCATCAGCAGCTAATAAAGTTTCAAAACCATCAAAAGTTCCAGCACCAGCACTTCCACTCCAGATATCGTTTTCAGTTGATTCAGCAACAGATTCAGACATTAATCCGATAAAGTAATCAGAAAAGTTAGCTGGTAAGTTATCGTGAGCTGAATAACCCATTGATACTGCTTCCCAATCTGATACGAATGGAGTTTTACATAATTCTAAGTTAATTTGTAATTCTTTTGGTTGAATGATTTTCTCTGTTAAAGTAACAGTTCCAGCATCTGTAAAATCACAAGATGCATTTGCAATAGCACCAGATAAATCTACTCTTTTTAATACTTCTTTAAACTTTACGTTTGGCTTAACTTCTATTAAGTTGTTAGCAATTGTATTACCAGACAATAAAGCAGCTGAAACATATTTCCCAGCAAACTCTCCAGCATACGTTGATGTAATTGATAAACTCATTTTTTATTTGTTTAATTTGTTAAATATTCTATTTCTTGTTGTGTTTTTATTCCCTTTTTGAGAATAAAGGTTTAATTCTTTTTTGTCAGATAAGTTTTCTGGAGTATGTGTAATTCCTTCAACTTCTTCAGCAGATAACTCTACTTTATCTTCCTTTACTTCTTCTGATAATTCAACTTGTACTTCTTCTGCAACAACTTCTGTTTTAGAAAGTTTTAATTCGTTGATTTCAGTTCTTAGCTTTTCAATTTCTGAGAAGAACATTTCTTCTGATATTGATTTAACTATCTTCTTTGGAGATGCAGTTTCAGTTGATAATTCTTCTTCTTCAACTTCTTCTGCTTCTGTTTCTGCTGGTGCTTCTTCTTCTGATCCAGCTTCTTTAATTTCTCCAATGATACCTTCTTCTGAAACTATAATAGTTTTACCTTCTACTTCATACTCTCCAACTGGTACTGCAACTCTTTCTTCGTCTGCAACAACGAATACTTCTGCACCAGCTTCAAATACTTCAGCTTCTAAGATAGCACCATTATCTAGCTTCATTTGCTCTAGCTTTACTTCTAATCCAAGTAAAACTCTTGCTTTGTTTAATAATGTTCTGTCTGTGTTCATATATTTAGTTAATTATTCTTTAAATTGATGCTAAATCACTAATTAGAGATTGAGCCTTTTTTAATGCTTCTCTAGCTTTTGAATCTGTTTTTTTTATAGAATTTATTTCATTAGATAAACTAATCCCTAAATCTTTTTCTGCATTTTTCATTTTAACTAAAACTTTATCTAATTCTTTTATTCCATTAGCTATTTCATTAGTAGCTGAATTAACTTTTGATTTAGCATCTGTTTTAAAATAGTTTAATGCTTCTACAACTCCCAACTCTACTTTTTGTGCAGACAACTCAACTTTTGTTTCTTCTGCTAGTTTATTGAAAACTCTTTTCTTTGTACTCATATTTATATAATTAATTTACTTGTTAATTTTGTATTTTCAGTTGTTTATTCTTCTTCTTCTGTTGCACTTATCCTCCCTATGCCTTGTTTCCAGTAGTAAGGTGTTTTACAATTTTTATCATCTTTATTCTTGCAATCTATCGAATAAGTATTTTTACATTTACAATATACTGCCCTCATTATGATAATAGTTTTTTAAGTTCTTCTAGTTTCTCTAAATCGTCTAACTTTCTTGATGCCCAATTAACACCAGCAGTACCACCCCAAGCATCCCACATAAGACCACCACACCCTTCTGAATAAGGTACATCTTTATGTTGTTGATGTCTTTTAAATGATGCCATTCTTGCAATTGTATCTCTGCTTATTGGTTCTCTTTTTGCTAACTGATTTGCTCTGTTCTTTCCAGTTGCTTCTCCACAACTTCCCCAACCATTTTTCTCTACCCAAGCTAAAGCTCTTTTAGCATTGTTTGTTGCTCCTTGTGGGTAGTCTGTATATGATGCTAATTCTTCTTCGTATTGTTTTGGTTTGTTATGTGTCCAACCTTTTTTAGTGTATTTGTCGTGTTCTTCTTTTGTCATTATCTTAACACTTGCACCAGTCTTAGGATCGTACATAGTGTGAGGATATTGCATTAAATGTTCTTTTAGTTCTTCGTTTGGTCTTTCCATTTTATCTGCAAAGTAACCTTCTATTGAAAAACCTTTTACTTTACCAGTCTTTACATAGTTATTCCATACATCTTCATTCTCTACCTTAACACTACCCATCCAAGTACCAACTGGTACATCTAAACCATATAAAGCAGTCTTGTCTTTCTGTTTATCTTCTACGATCCAACTTTCAACAAGTGTTAATCCTTGTAATTCTGAATTGTGTTCTAATGTTGAATTAGATTGATTACCATTTTGTAAATACATTTGAGATGCTTTTGCAACAGTCTTTTCAGAAAAGAAAATGTAGTATTCATCTTCTCCAGACTTTCTGTAAATAGGTTTCTTTGGTATAAGTAAAGCACCCATTAACAATCGTTTCTCTTTGTCTATTTCAGCAAGTTTTATTTCTTGTGTTTTAAGTGCAACAAAATCAGATTCAATTGCTGGATTTTCAACAACAGAAATAGCTTCTACTCCTATTGCTTCATCGTCATCTAAAATAAGTTCAATTAACTTCATATTTATATAATATTGTTTTAGTGTTATTTTATATTTTAATCTCCTAAACTTGCATCATCAATTATATTTCTATCCATACTTTGAGCAGTTGTTACATCGTTTGCTACAACGTATGCTTGTACTGGTTGTTGTGATTGGCTACCAATTGCTTCTGCTAATTGATTTGTTCCACTTTGACCAACTACATTAAATGATGGTGGTGTAGATGCTCCAGTTGGTATAGATGGTGTTGATGGTGGTGTAATATTTGGAATTGAAGCACCAGCTTTAGAGTTTTTTACTGCTGACCTTATAGCAGAGAAAATACCAGCAGCTTGTGCTGCATAACCAATTAACATAGGAATATTTTGTGGAAATCCAATTTTAGCAGTTTGTGCTGAACCTTCTGCCATAGCAACGGTTGACCTTGCTGCTGCTTGTGTTGAAAATGTAATTGTTTTCTTTATTTCTAATATTAACTCTTTTGCCATCAAAAGTTGTTTAGCAATTAATGCTGCTTTACCAACTGCTGATTCTGCATTAGCAATAGAAACAATATTATCTAAAGTGTTTTGTTTTATAGCTATTTTTTGTTGCTCTATCTCAGCTTCTTTATCTGCTTTTAATTGTTTTGCTTCTAAATCTTCAGCATCAAATCCATCATTTAATTCAGCTAACTTTGTTTTGTAATCTGTTTCTGCTGCAAGTAATCTTTCTTTCTTTTCTGCATCGTCTGTAATTTCTTTTTCTATTAATTCCCTGTTTAATTCATATTGTTGCTCTAATTCTAATCTTTCTTTATCTCTTTCAGATTTACCAAAAAGAGCAATCTCATTCATTATTTCTTTTTGCTCTCTTAGCAAAGAATTTGCATTTGTTTGTTGCTCACTTCTAAAACCAGTTATTTGTGCTTCAATCCCAGCTCTTTCATTAAGTGCTTCTTGATATGCTTTTTGTAATTGTATGTTCTCTTTATTTTTATCTAACTCTGCTTTAGCAGATGCAACTGCAATATCAGCATTTTTAAGCATCGTTTCTTCTTGCTTGTCTAGTATTTCAGCAAGTTTATCATTAGCTTTTATTCTATCCTCAATACTTTTACTTTCATCATCTCTTATTTGTCTTTGTTGTTCTGCTTGTCTGTCGTACTTTTCAATTAATCCTTGATTTAATACTGCTGCTAATTCTGCTGACTTTGCTAATTCAACATTTCCCTTTGCTGCCTTAATAGTTTCAGTTGCATAATTTGAAATAGCTTCTGTGCTACTTTTAACAATCTCTACACCTTTATCAAAGGTATCATTAACACCAGTTAAAACATCTAATGATTCTTTACCAGCACTTTTTACATCTTCTAATGCACCAGCAAAATCTCCACTAAATACTTTCTTTACTGCACTTGCTAAAAATCCAAGAGTATCTAAGAAACTTTCAAAACGTTCTATAATGTTTGCTTTTATACTTGCTCCTAATTCTTTAACACTACCTAATGGATCATCAAATATAGCTTTAAAAAAGTCTGTTACTTTTGTACCATTGTCTATAATAAATCCAACAAAATCATTAAAAGCAATACTAACAACTTCAAATGATGTATTAAAGAAATCAGCAGCCTTTTGATTCTGCATAAAGATGTCTTTTAGTGTAGCAAAAGCAGCAATTGCTAATCCAATACCAGCAGCCTTTATAGCATTACCAATACCTCTTATACCTTTTGCAGCTTGTCCAGATGCACTCTCAACATTCTTTAAAGATTTAGCAGTATCTTTATTTGAACTTACTACCTCTTTGTTTAAATCTTCAACACTCTTTGCAACACTATCAATTCCTTTTAAGGCTTTGTCAGTTTTTGCTTCTAGCTCTACAATTATCTTTTCCATTTTAATTCTTGTTTTTGTCTTTTAAATAATTCTTTAAAACTTTCTGGAAACTTGTTCTTTCCCTTTGCTATTTGTACTATATCAGATTTACAATCTGTATCTCTTAATAATTCTAATATTTCTTTTATCATAATGTAGATATTGTGTAATTAGTTGTTGTTGATACATTATCATTAAA